AGTTGAAGAAGAACTATCAGTTGAAACAGAAACAGAAACCGAAGTTAAGGAATTAGCAGAAGTACCCCCTACAATTGAAGAAGTTATTGCTTTAGTAATGGAAGCCGTACAGCCTAAAATTGACGAACTACAAGCTAAATTAGACGCTTTGAGTGGTATGCAAACAGAAATGAAAGCAACTTTATCAAGTGTATCAGCTACAAAACCAACTACTCACAAACCAACTGAAAAGGTAGTTAACCTTGGCAAACAAAATACTAAGGCTAACGTATCAGGAACAGAATCGAGAATTATGGCAATGCTATCAAAATAATATTAATAATTAAAAATTAAAAAAAATGCCTTTACAACCAACAATCACATCAAATTACGCTGGCGAGTTCGCTGGTAAGTATATCGCTGCTGCGGTATTAAGTGCGAACACAATCGCAAACAACGGAGTTACTTTACTTCCAAACGTAAAATTTAAAGCAAACATTAAACGTCTTACAAATAGCGGTATGATTACTGACGCTACTTGTGATTTTACAGATACTGGCGTAGTTTCTTTGGCTGACAAAGTTCTTGTAGTTGCTGAAAAACAAGTTAACTTGCAACTTTGTAAAACTCCTTTCGAATCAGACTGGGAAGCTGTTTCAATGGGTTACAGCGCATACGACAATTTGCCTACAACCTTTTCTGATTTCTTTATTGCAAAAATCTTAAAAGACATTGCATTGGATACTGAGACTTTCCTTTGGAATGCTACAAACGGATTAGGTAAACTTTTGAGAACTGACGGAGCTCAAGTAGTTGGAACTCCTTTGCCTATTACAGCTGCTAACGTTATAACTGAAATGGGTCGTGTTGTAGACCTTATTCCTGCTGCTTTGTACGGTAGAGAGGATTTAAGAATTTACGTTAGTCAAAATGTGGGGAAAGCATATGTCCGCAGTCTCGGTGGTTTCTCAGTTGCTGCTACTTCTAACAATGGAGTTCAAGGATTAGGAACACAATGGTACAACGGTCAAGAATTAACTTTCGACGGTGTTACAATCTTTGTAGCAAATGGTTTGCCAGCTAACACAATGGTAGCTACTACAATTGATAACCTTTATGTAGGTTTTGGTTTAGCTGATGACGCTAACGTGGTTAAAACAATTGATATGGCAGACATCGACGGATCTAAAAATGTACGTTTCATTGCGAGATTTACAAGAGGAATTCAAGTAGGAGTTGGAGCTGATGCAGTAACTTACGGAATAGCATAAATTTAATAAGGGCTATTTAGGTAGCCCTTTTTTATTAACTTAAAAAATATATAAATATGGCTTGTTTAATGAGCACTGGGCGTAAGTTAGCCTGTAAAGATGCGGTAGGTGGAATTTCTAAAGTTTTTTTTGCCGACTATGGTACTTTAGGAACAGCTACAATAACAGGGGGAATAGTTAGCACTTTTAGCGGTACAACCGTTAATTTATTTCAATACGATGTGAAAAGCGCTTCGGGATTAGAGCAAACCATTACATCAAGTAATGATAATGGAACTACTTTTTTTGAACAAACTTTAACTTTGGTTTTGACAAAATTAGATGCACTTACACAAGTGGAATTAGCTAAAGTTATAGCTACAAGACCACACGTTTTTGTACAAGATAACAACGGTAACTATTTAGCGGTTGGAATGACAAGAGGGTGCGATGTAAACGGAACTATCTCAACGGGAGTGGGGCTTGGCGACCTAAATGGTTACAGCTTAACCGTTACGAGTCAAGAGCCTATGATGTCGCAGTTCGTGAACTCAGCTTATATTCTTTCAAAAATAGCACAGACTGCTGGGGTACCAACACAAATAACCCCTGCATAACAAAAAAATGGATTAAGGTAACTTGGTCGGAATTAAGCACTCAATTTATTGGGTGCTTTTTTTTTACAAAAATAAATAACTTAGCGTTATATTGGTATGATAATATTAACAACCGACATAGAGCAAACATTTCCTATAATTCCAATAAGTCAAACAGACTTAAGCAATAGCGATATTCGTTTGGAATTTACAAATGAAACAACAAAAGAAGTAGTAACTATTACAGATACCACGAGACAATCTATAAACGATATTTACTATTTGAACAGTAACGAATTATCATTTTTAAAAGAAAATACTTTTTACGTTTTAAGGGTATATTTTAGTGTAACTGGTATTACTATATACAAAGACAGAGTTTTTTGCACAAATCAACCTAAAAGCAGTTATTCAATCAATAATGGAGAATATACGTTGCCAAATATCGACAACAATTTTTATAAAATATGAGAAAGAAAATAAATAAGGTAGAGCCTAAAAAGATGGGTGGAATTGGAGTTGTAAATTTAGCAACCTATACAAGTCCAAAAGTAGTTGAAGTACGAAACCAAGAATGGGTAAACTATGGCGAGGACAATAACTATTTTGGCTACTTACAAGACCGTATAAACGGATCACCTACAAACAACGCAATTGTAAACGGAATCAGTCAAATGATATTCGGCAAAGGAATTGATGCAACGGACAAACTTTTAAAGCCTGAGGAATATGCACAAGCGATGCTTTTGTTTGATGACGATACAACTGAAAGATTATGCTATGATTTAAAAGCAATGGGGCAATGCGCTGTACAAGTTGTTTATTCAATCGACAAAACCCGTATAGTTGAGTGTAACCACTTTCCAGTTGAAACTTTAAGAAGTGGTAAATGCAACGACGATGGCGATGTAGAAGCGTATTTTTATGCTGAAGATTGGACAAAGATAAACAGACAAAAGAAACCTTTGGAAATAGCTGCTTTTGGTTTCGGAAACGGTGGCGAAGAAATACTTTTTATCAAACCTTACAAAACTGGTTTTTACTTTTATAGTCCAGTTGACTATACTGGATGTTTGCAATACTGTGAGCTCGAGGAGCAAATAAGCAATTTTCATTTAAACAACATTTTGAATGGAATGGCGCCATCGATGCTTATTAATTTTTTAAACGGAACACCGACCGAGGATGAGCAAAGAGATATAGAGCGAAGTATTCAAAATAAATTTAGTGGCACTTCAAACTCAGGAAAGTTTATTTTAAATTTTAGCGATGGTGCGAATACAGCAGCAACTATAACACCCGTTCAACTTTCAGACGCACACAATCAATACCAATTTTTAAGCGACGAAAGTATGCGTAAAATTATGGTAGGACACCGAGTGATTTCCCCTATGCTTTTAGGTATTAAAGATAACAGCGGTTTTGGTAACAATGCAGACGAATTGCAAACTGCAACTATTTTAATGCAAAATACAGTTATTAAACCTTTTCAAAATTTACTAATAAAAGACTTCAATAAAATTTTATCTTTTAATGATATTAGTTTAAACCTTTACTTTAAAAATTTACAACCGTTAGACGGAAATAACGATTTAACAGTAGAAACACAACCCGTACAACCTACAGCTAATTTAAGTGAGCATACTATTGATTTATCGGAATATGGAGAGGAAATAGATTTAAACGAATGGGAATTAGTAAGTGCTGAACCTGTAAACTACGAAACAGAAACAGAATTAGACGCACAAACAGAAAAGATGAACGCTACTTTTTTAGCTGAAGTATCGACTGGAGTTGCAAGGACAAAAAGCGTTTCAGAACAAGACACAAAATTATATATTACTCGATACAGATACAGCGGTAATGCAAGTCCAGAAAGACAATTTTGTAAAAAGATGATGGGTGCTAATAAACTTTACAGAAAAGAGGATATACAATTAATGAGTAGCCAAAATGTTAATCCTGGTTTTGGTATGAATCCAAACCCAGACCAACCTTATGATATATTCCTTTGGAAAGGCGGTGGCAAGTTAAGCGATGCATTTCCTTTTGGAACTTGCAAACATTTTTGGGTACGTGAAATGTATAGAAAAATTGGAAGCGGTAAAAATACAGCAGCACAGCCATCAAGTCCAGCAGATGTAAGAAGAGCGGGAGAGATAGCACCAACTAATAACCCTAAAGCGTATGTAGCGCCTCACGATATGTAATTATGACAACACTATTTATCACACCAAAAGACCTAAAAGCAAACACTATCTTAAACGCTAATGTAGATACTGACTTATTTATTCAGTTTATAAAGATAGCTCAACAAATGCACGTGCAAAACTATTTAGGGACTAAATTATACGACGCAATTACAAACAAAATAGATAATAACACACTAACTGGAAATTACCTAAATTTAGTTATTGACTACGTGCAACCCGCCCTTATACATTTCGCAATGGTGGATTACCTTCCCTTCGCAAATTACCAAATTCGAAATGGCGGAGTATTTCGTCACCGTTCAGAAAACAGCGAAAACGTCTCAAAAGATGAACTTGATATCCTTGTTCAAAAACACCGAACCTTTGCAGACTTTTACGCTAAACGATTTGTTGACTATATGGCTATAAATGCAAGTTCGATGTTTCCAGAATATTGGACAAATTCAAATAGTGATATGTATCCCGACCAAAAACCAAACCCAACAGGATGGGTGTTATAGCTATGGAAAAGGAAAAACCAAAAGAGCCGAAAGAATTGACATACAATGTAAAGGCTAAAAACATAGAAAAG